GTTTTAAAGTATCCTTCAGATATTATAGCAGTTTTGTATAATCCATGTGAAGAGGATGATTTTGATGAATTTTTTAAAGCAATTTTAAAGCTTAGTGCAAAATATAAAATAGTCTGGATTAATCCTAATATTGATCCAGGTTATAAGATGATATGTAAGCAAGTGCATGCAAATAAACAAATTGAGTTTATGAAGGGCTTATCAGTAGTTGCGTACTTTAAGGTATTAAATATGTGCAAGATGCTGATAGGCAATACATCTTCAGGAATAAAAGAATGTGCTTATCTCGGTATACCCTACATAATGGTAGGTATAAGGCAAAATAATAGAGAAATTGATGAAAATGTTTTAGTAAGGACAGGAAGGTTAGACGAAATATTATATAGAGTTAATTTTGCTGAGAGATATATAGAGAAATATGGAGGTCGTATTAAATATAATGGCCTTTTCGGCTGGGGTGATGCAGCTGAAAAAATAGTTAAAGTAGTAAGGGGGGTTTTAGATGATAGCATTGATTCCATTTAGAAGTGGTAGTGAAAGGGTTCCAGATAAGTCTATAAGGATTTTTGATAGAAATGGTGTTAAGAAGCCATTATTTTTGCATACTGTAAGGCTGGCAGTTGAATGTTTTGAGTTATTTGATGCTATAATTATTACAACAGATTATAGTCTAGGCTTACTTCATAGCTTAAGTTACAATACTGTAAGCCAGTGCCAGGTTGTGGTAAGGGACAAGGTTAGCTCAGACCAGCCAGCTTCTGAGTATATAAAGGATGTACTGGATTCAGGTAAGTCAAGTGATGAGCAGGATGTGTGCTTATTACAGATAACATGCCCGTTAAGGGCAAAGGCAGATATATACCAGGCTGCGGATATATATTATATGAATAAGGATAAATGTAAAACTCTTGTTTCAGTAACTGAAGTAGATAGTATTAAAAAATTTTATATGCCATTTGGAAATACAGTATCTAGTTTATATCAGGGTGGTGTATTATCTTGCGATGAGAGTGATGGTAGCGGAGATAAGCTGTATCGCAGAAATAGCAGTATTTATATTTTCAATGTTGTATATTTTAGAGAAAATAATAGTATATTTAGTCCTAAGCCAAGCTATTATGAAATGCCAGCACATAGGAGTGTTGATATAAATACTGAAGAAGATTTTAAAATGGCAGAGGCTTTATCTAAGGTGTGTGGTGTTATATGAGCGAGTTTGCGGGTGGGTTTTTAAGTGCAGCTTGTTTTTTAATGTTATGTTTTGATGCATGCCTGGTATTTATAATATTAGGATTAAAGAAAGATATAGCGCGTATAGATGAGGAAATTGAAAATATGGCAAAGAATAAAGAGAATGAATATATAGATAATTATAGAAATAGTAAGGGGCTTCTAAGTGGCAAAAAACAAAAATGATCCAACTATAGCTTTAAGGTGTCCTAGATGTAAGAGAATGGCCGGAGATGATATATATGATAAACTATTTATTGTTCATTCTACAGATTATATTTCAAAAAGGATTTTGCAGCCAGAATTTATATTGGAGGTAAAATGTTCTAAATGCCATATTTATAATACTATATTTTCAGGAGGTATAAAAAAATAAGAAATGAAATCTGGCAGTTATGTACGTAGTGCAAAGGAAAAGGTACAAATAGAAAGCCAGAAAAATAATGAGAGCTTCGATCGTAAAAGAAATGTGTTTATGACAGATGAAGAAATGACCCGTATAAATGACTATTTATCAATACTAGCTCATAATGAAGGTTCTTTAGGTGATTTATTTTCTGAGTGGGATGATATAGAGGAAAAGTACGGAAATCGTCAGCCGGATGAGGAAGATATGCCAAATACTAAAGCTAATATAATGGTTAGTACCATTGAAGGTATGATAACGCAGACTGTAGATAAGCAAATTAATACAGTTACCCAGGGTGTAGGACCTGAAGATGAATTTTTTGCTAATAATGCAAGAGTAGGACTTAATTGGGTATTTGAGCGGAATTTTATTACTGACAAAGCCGCCAATTTTGTTAGAAAGAAATTTAAGTTTGGAGTAGCATGGTTTAAAGTAGTTTTTGATTCTGATTATGCTGGAGGCTTTGGGTTATCTAAAATACAGGTAGTGCCTATTGATAGAATATATGTAGATAAAAAAATCACTGATGTTGATAGGCTACAAGAGGCAGAATATATATGTGAAATAATAGATTGTTCTAAAACCTATGCTATGGAAGTGTATGGCAGGCCAAAAGCTGAAGCTATTAAGTATGGATATAATGAGCATACTAATTCGGATGCTTTTGAAAGGGATTTTGTTGTTCCTGATTGTGATCGTCAGTGGGCTTTAATTCAATGGTGGAGTAGAAATGATGGTAAGTTAAGGCTGCAAGAGTTTTCTGCCTGTGGAATACTCTTGTATGATAGTCATAAAGAAGGTAATAGGCGAAGTAATCAGAAAAACAGTGATGTTATAGCTAAATCTTATTATAAGTATGTAGCTGATGAGTACCCATATTTTCTGGATGTTAAATATCCAAGAGAAGGTTTTTTATATGGTTTTGGTGATGGATGGTTGCTTATATCCATTCAGAAACTTGTAAATGAACTTTATGACAAGATTAGGATACAGGCCAGGCCAAATCTTGTAATGATGGATATTTTTGCAAATGTTGATGTTAACTCATTTGATGATAATTCTTACTCTGTTACTCCATATGATGGGGCTAAATTAAATGGACGGCCACCGGTAATATCAGTGCCATGGGGTACTGTAAACAAAGATTTATATGAATTAATGGAGCGTATAAGAGTAGAAATGCAGAGAATTGTCAGGTATTCTGATTTAATGATGGGTCAGAGTAAGTCTGCTGATACTGCAACGGAAGCAGCTATACAGCAGCAGCAAGGTAATTCACATATCGATTGGGAAAAAGGATGCCTTGAAAGAGTATTAGCAAGAGTAGGTAAGTACTGCATAAATTTAATGATGGAGCTTAGCAAGACAGGTAAGTCACTTAGAATTGGTGAGGACAATGAGCAGTATAAATGGGTAGATTTTAGGAATTTTGCTAATATTCCTGTGCAAAAACCTGCTACCCAGAAGTTTATTAAAGATTATAGAACAAAGAATCCGGGTGTACCTATTCCTAAATATGAAGATGTGATGGAAGGCGAGAAACCTGTTACTAAAAATCTTGACTTAGATGTTACAATTAACGTTGGTTCTGGACTTCCTAAAAATCCTGCGTTTTTGTGGAGTATGATAGAGAAATTGTCTCAGATGTTTGTAATTGATACTGATGAGGAGCCTCCAGTTCCTAAACCAGCTATTAATTATAAGGAAATGCGAAAGTTTTTGAAAGATTATTTAGGAGTGCCAATTAAGTCTGATAAGCAGATGAAAAAGTTTATTGAAGAGTTTAAGAAGCTGCAATTACAGCAGATGCAGCAAAAGATGGGTATGTCTGGCATGAATCCGGCTGGATTCTCAGGCGGGCAGGCGACTACTCCAATGCCTGGTAATGCAGGTGTTATGGGTCCTGGTGGGCCTGGTGGAAACCAGCCAGCTCAGCAGCCAGAAACAGCAGGTATGACAGTTTCTGGTGGAAGCCCGGCAGACCAGATGAATAATCCAGCAAATGTAGGAGGATTAAGGAATGGATAAGCTTATAGCTGATTATAGTATTAATTTAGCGGATAGTATAATAGCTAATACTGAGGACAATATTGATATTTTAGTTATATGTGAAAATTTTGAGCATTTAGTTATACTTTTTAAGGTAGTTGGTGAAAAATGCAGAGATTCTATAATAGATTATAGAAAGAATAAGCATTTAGCTTTACCAAATGGAGCGTCTATAACTTTTATTGTTGATAATGTTGAAAAGTTAAGAGGTTTAAAATTTGATAGAGTCGCTACTTTTGGTTTCATTAGTAATAAAACAGCTGATTATATTCCGTGTATATTAAGTCGTAAAGATGATAAGGAGGATTAATATGAAAACAACTGACAATAAGCCTTTAACAAATGATGATATATGGTTTAGAAATAAAACACTAAAGGTACGAAATGTAGTAATTGAGCTAAGGCCAAGTCCTGAAAAACCTGCAGGCCAGGAATGGGAATATCTGGAAGATGATAGGATAGAGAGGGCTATCTGTAATCAGGTAGATGATTTAGTTGAAATATTTATGGAATCTGGCAGGGTTTATGTTTGGTTTAGTCCGCTAGCTGAGAATATAGCTGATACCTGTATAAAACTTGTAGAAAATGAGCGTAAAACTTATGCCACTTAAAAAAGGAAAGTCAAAAAAAGTTATAAGCTCTAATATTTCTGAGCTTGTAGGTTCTGGAAGACCTCGAAAACAGGCGATTGCTATAGCTCTTAGTAAAGCGGGTAAAGCTAAAAGAAAGGGTAAAAAATGATGAATGAAAAATATGAAAAGTTCGAGCATGATTTACTTACTGATAATTTTACAGATATACTAATAGATAAAGAAAGCATTGAGTTTAATTCTCCAGTAAAATATATAATTACTAAAAAAGATGGTAAGCTGTTAGTAGAAATTCCTTTTCAAAAAGGGCCTATAAAATGCCAAGGGGTTAATGGAGTATTTATGGAGGACTTATTAGCTATATGTGTTAGCCAGCTTAAGTATTTTCAAAATAGTGTGCTCAATTGTCAAGAGAATCAAAAAGCTATAGAGAAAATAGAAGAGGCTATGATGTATTTGAGAAAAAGGACTGCTAATAGAATTAGAAGAAAAGTACAAGGATTATATGAGGTGTGATTATGCAGCAAAATAGATTTAGGTCTAAAGTTGTTTGGCTTTCAGTTTTAAGCCTTATTTTACTAGTATTGAATAATTATGGCGTATTTGATAAGATAGGTATGTCCAGTAGTACTGCTGAGGCTATTGGAATAGGTATATTATCAATACTTGTAGGGTTTGGAATTATAAATGACCCTACTAATGGGAGTGGAGTTTAAATGTATGCAGAAGCTATAATAATTATAATTATTTTAATACTTGTAGCGGTAGAATGTAAAGATGAGGTAGATTAGATGGATTTAATGGTTTCAACACATGTACCAGAAGAATATTTAAAAAGCTTAAGTGTGTGGGAGTGTCTTGCTAATTGTGAGCCTAAAGAAAATGCCTATTATGAAGAATTACTAAAAAGGCTTAAAGGAATAAAAAAACTTTTTTATCAAGAAAATGATGAGTTATATTCTTCAGATAAGCAGCTTTTGTTATATAGATATATAGAGGGGGGAGGATGAATAATGGGTTGGTGTGCAATAGATTTTTGCAATGATGTCTGGGAAATAGTAAATAAATATGTTCCTGAAAAGGATAAGAAAAAAGTTGCTACAAAAATTTATAAAAGGTTTAGGAACGAAGATATGGATGATATCTGTGGCGATACTCCAATAGAAAAATATATATCAGAAAAGGACATATAGCATGAAAAATAAATTAAAAATAGCAGGGCTTGACTATGAGATAATGCTAGAAAAAGATATTGCTAGAGACATTGCTTTAGGACTACACTGCGGAAATTCTGCTACTATAAAGGTAGATGCAGGTTTAAGAGATATTGTAAAGCAAAAGGTATTATTGCATGAAATATTAGAGGCTATAAATTATGAGTATGAATTAAAATTAGAGCATGAGAAGTTATCAGTTTTGGATTCAGCACTATTTGAAATATTTAAAAACAAAGAAAATGCCTGGTTATTAAAGTATATAGGAGAATAAGTATGGCTACTATAGGGGATCATAATAAAATAATAGGTTATCATTTTAGCGGAAATAAGCACTTAAAGCATGTGCTTTCCAGTAAAGAAATCAAGGATATGACTTTAATAGAGGAGCGTTTTCCTTTAACTAAGCTGCCTGTTTGTGCCCATTGCGAAAAACTAGGGCTGTGGACCAAGGATTTTCTTACTGGAAAGCCATGTGGGTACTGCAAGTCTTGTGGAAGTATTACAAGGCAGCCTGTTACTTATGCTACTTATCTTGCCCAGAAGCAGGATATAGACCCTACTGGTGCATCATTTCGGCAGATGACAGAAGTAGATAAAAAGTGCGAAGATTATAAAAGGATGGTATATTTGCCAGACTTTAAGAATTTGGAGGAGCAATGTAAGTGAAGGATTTATTTTTCTGGGCAGTTGAATATAGGTTTTTTAATAAAGTTTATGGTGAGTATGAGTGTCACAAAGCAAGTGGTGTGATTGTGCATTATATTAATTTAAGAGCTAATTTAGCACTAGAAGGTACGAGGTTAATTCATAGAATCCAGGAGCATGTAGCAAAAGAAAAAGGTATAGAGCTGGATTCAGTGATTGTAATGAGTTTATCGAGGCTTACTGATGTTAATAACTATAATGATGAAAGTGAATATATAAGGGGTGTTATAGAATGAGTAAAAAATATAAATTTAAGAAAAAAGATGATGGTTTTGAGTTATATATTGGTGCTAAGTTAATTTTAGCTAAGCCTATGGACAGGCATACTTTTTTAAAGGAGTACAGAGCTGGAGTAAACACTATTGATACAGAAAATGAGTCTGGATGGGCGGTTAAATATGCAGACAAGTATGTAAGCTGGTCACCTGATGAGGCGTTTAGGGCTTATAGAAAGGTAAATGACGGAGAGGGCTCTATGTTTTTTAGTATGTTACAAGTAGCCGAAGAAGAGGAGGATGATATTTAATGAGAAGTGATCCAGGAGAAGTGCAGTATAAATTTAATAATTTAATAAATAAAACAGCTGATATGGCTCAGATATATGATGCTAATGTAAAGAGAAAAATTATAATAACGGATAATGAATGGCTTGACAGGTACCCGTATGCTACTACTAAATTAAGAGGTAAAATAAAGCCTTTAGAGTATGGTTTTACTGACCTTTATTATGGTGGCAACATAGACAGCTGTTGTATAGTAGTCGGAGAGCCTTATATTTTATTGGTTGATGCTGACTTAAAGACAATAGGAATATATATCCCTGATGAGAATTTAGAAAAGCTAAAGCTTCAAGAATTAAAAGATTTATGTGATAGATTTAAGAAGGAGTATAAAGCTGATACCACTAAAGCGCAGTTGATAGAATTATTGACAAAATAATTTTTTTTGCATATAATCAAGGTAGTAGTATTTACTACTACTCTTCTGCCTTAAGTTAAAGGTGCTACTCCTAATTCATGGGAGGTTAAAAATTCATGGACGATGAAAAAAAGAAAAGTGAAGAAAATTTAGAGGCCAATGAGCCCGAAGAAAACGAAAACCTTGATTCTACTGAAAATGAAGAGCCCGAAGAGGTCGATGATAATGAAGAAGTAGATGAAAGTGAAGAGCCCAAAGAGGCCAAGGAAGAAAGTGTACCCTTGGCTACATTTTTGTCTGAAAAAAAGAAGCGAAAAGCTTTAGAGGCTAAATTAGCTGAGAAGGAAGATGCTGAGTTTGATAATAGTATTAAGGCCAAAAAAGCTATTATCAAAAAGCAGTGGCTTGATAATGGATTTGATGAACCTACGGCTACAGCTGCGGCTGAAATGGCTGCTACTATATATAGTGATTTTGGTACACTCAGGCAGTCAAAGAAGGATATGATTCTTGATACTCAGATAGATGATTTATCGACGGATAGTTTCTATGCAGATATTAAGGATTATAAGGAACAAATTAAAAATAAAATTAAAAGTTTTTCCAGAGCTGGAGAGACATTAGGTGTTGAAGAAGCTTATTTAATGGTCGTCGGCCCTACTACTAAAATGAAAGAGGCAAAGATTGACCAGGAAGTTAAAAAAGC